GTTAACGGGAGGGGCCGTGGGGGCGGTTTGTGCATCAAGAATCTGCTTTGGCGTATAACCAGCCGACAGATATTGATTGATCGTAGACGTCTGGTCAGGGGTTAGACCGGCTGACCATTGCGCCAAGTCAAACATCGCCTGGATATCAGCGTCTGTCGCTTCCCTACCGTATCGGGTTTGGAATTGGGTGGCGAAGTCAAGCTGCTCCCCGGTGGCGCCGGAGTCATCATCTTCCTCGCCACCCAAATCCTCATCGTCATCATCTGCCGGATCATCGCCCGAGGGATCGGACTCATCGTCGTCAGAGGAATCAGAATCGTCAATGGAAGTTTTCGGCGTTCCATCCGGGTTCATGCCAAACTGAGCAAGCAGTTCCTCGTCAGCCTTACCACCATCATCAGGGGCGTTGTCGGCCCCGAGTCCCATCATAAAACGGGACGGAGGTTCAGCACCTGACGCAATCACGCTGGATTGCGGGGGAGTTGCGCCACTTCCACTGGTATCAGACATTGTTCAACTTTCCACCTACCACTAGCCCATCATCCGAGAGAACTCATCAGGTGAAATAGTGGGAGGCATCATCCGTGTGCCTGTAACTCGTTCGGCACCGCCACCGGGGGACATTCCGGGCATTTGCTGCCCTTGCTGCTGGGGTTGAGCTTGTTGCCCATTACCCATAATTGAATCAATCGGAGCACGAAGCTTCTGAAGAATGGTGGTTTCAAGTTCGATGAGGAATTGAAGGTCGGCGTCAGGAAGAACCTTCATCTCCGAAATGTCCTTCAACGTGTTTTGCAACGCCTCAGACATTGTGTTGGTCGAGCGAGACGCCATGTTCAACTACCTCTCGTACTTGTTACCGACATACTGGGAAGCAACGGTGGGGATGGTGTCGTTGAGAGGAAGTGCTCGCCACGGAGCAGGAGTCGGGTCAAAGGTAACTATGATCTCATCCGAATCAAGGTTGGCCTCAGTGTCAAGGTCAACTTCAATATCAGTCACCGTCGCCGGCTTTGGCTTTGGCTTATCCACCTTCTTTACCACCATCTTACTATGTCCCAGCACCTTGTTACTTGACCTTCAGATCCCGAACGGCAGCCTGACCAACGGGTCGCTTCACATTCGGGTCGGTGCCATGCTTCGTGGTCGCCGTATGCCCCATGCGAACGACGTCTGCGTTCTTACCGGGAGAACCGTAAGACTCCTTCATGGTTGGTTCCTTTCAGTTTGTAGCTGGATAGATGATGTCGAGCGATAGGGATTGTATAGCAGCCAGGTTAGGTGGTTGCCTACCGTGCGGAAAAGTGCGGATATTGGTTACTCCGACAGGTACCCAGGATCGGCGGTCGTCCCCGACACCGGACCGTACTTCGTCCCCGTCTCACGGATACCAGTAGCAAACACCTCGAAGTCAGCATCAAACTCGTGCTGCCAACGGGGGTCCTGAAACTCCATGTTTTTATTACTAGGCATAGCAACCTCCTTAAGGTTGATTAAGCGATTGTAAGTTCGTCCCAAAGGATTTCAACACCAACCTGCCAGGTGCCAGTTGCGGGCACGGCGGGAACGGTAATAGCAAACCCTTCATTAGCAGCGAGAATCATGGGCTTCTCGTCATTTGCATAATCCACTGAGAATAGATCAATCTTGCCAGGGGTGATTGTACCATCCAGGGAGAGGGTAATCGGGCCAGCGAGAAGGATGCTAGCTACGGGGATCGTTTCAAGGGTTTTGGTACCAACGCCCAACGCAGCAGCCGCAGCAATACGAATCTCTGCCACAGCAGACGAAGCTTGCCGTGTGTCCATCTTGTTTTGGGCGCCAAGGGCAGTAGCCGTACCACCAGTACCAGCGGCAGTAAATGCTGTCGCCTTCAGCATTGAAAGTTGAATAGGCACACCAGCAGCAAAGAAGGTTGTTGAAACAGCGGCAGAGATTCGAACCTTACGAATCGCCGCATACTTAATGGCGCTTGTCCAACGAAACTGTAGAATCTCGCTATTAGCAGCAAGGGCGGCGGGGATAACACCCGTCACACTTGACCAACGATAAGCATCCTGCACCTTGTAGGCGGGGAAAGCAAGCGGCGGCATAGTATTAGCTCCTAGTTCTTTGTCTTGCACCGGGCGGTTGGAACATTCCAGCAGCCTTCATTTCCAAAACCCGCTTATGGACAATCTCACGGTTGGGGAAATCGACAGCTTCGAGCAACGCCATGTCGTCAATGGCACCCATGCCAAACAACGCCATAGCTTTCGACTCACGTGCTTCACGAGAGGTTTGGGTTTGCGAACCAACATCAACGTTGAGCCGGAACTTCAATGGCATGTCAGTGCCAGAGTTTGTGGGAAGGTAGAAATGTTCGGCTTGGAGAGCAGCAACGGACTTAGCGCCGTCATGCCCCACGTATGCGATCATCCTCGGCTCCGTGTAATTCTCCACAATCAGTCCAGCAGCTTTGGTTCCGAGTCGTCGCACGAACCGTTCATGGTTTCGCAAGGCCATTCTAATACGGACGAAAGACGCTTCCTGCATTGCATCAATAACTGTTGCTGCATTCCGTCCAGTAGCTTGACCTCCACGGGTGATAGAGGAAAGTCCACTAATGGCCTCCATCCGTTGGAGAAAGTACCGAATCAGTTCAGGAATCATCGGGTGCAGGGGCGGAGGGTTCATCCATCCAGCCTCACCGGCATCATTTACCGTGATCCGCTGCCCAGGCTTGTTTGTGATCTGTGTCCGCTGCAACCCCGAACGGGTCGATTCCTTAAACACCGGGTTACCAAGCAGTTCCACGTTGTATTGCAACGCTGCAAGGATACGGTTAATTGATTCCTGTGGGGAGATAAGCAACTCCACGAGGCTAATGCCGAAGAACTCCCCAAGATCGTACGGCACGTACCTTTCGTACGGATGGGACGCATGTTCCCAAAGGTCCTCAGCTAGCTCATCGAGAAGGATGATGTTGCCGGCAACGATAACAACCCGCCATCCATCATGTGCGACGTTGTCGTTATCAATCTCATGTTCCCGCATCCAGCACTCAAACACGGTAACACCAGCATCGTCGATGTTTGCGCCATCGAGCCGTGATTGACCGTACTTGGAATATCGGGGGGTTGTTACGGGAGAAATGGCACCAGGGTTAGCCATAGGCATTTCTTCCCTGGTCTGCCCAGTTTGGGTTTGGACGGCATCAACATCTTCCTCCAACCCACCGTGGAACAGTTTCGCAGCACCAGGGAAACGCCGATCAAGCTCCTGTAGGCTGTATGTGCGAGCCTCAATAAAGTAGTTTGCATCCTTCATGTTGCTGGCTTGGGGGTCAGGATAGAACGTGTAAGGGTCTACCCGACGGATAACAACATCTCCAAGGTTCAGGGATTCCGTCTCGTCCCATCCAACCTTACCAATCCCGATACCATAGATTTGGCTATCCCACAACACCTTCTCCATTTCGGTTTCGATGTCGTCATCTTCCCACCTTGCACGCATGATGGTGGAAAGGTCGTTACCGAGAGTGGAGATGAGGTTGTAGTACGGGGAATGTGGAAGTGACCAAGGGGTGATGTTCCACAACGGTCGTTGATCCGTCATCCAGCCAACGAAGCTAGCAATGATGGGAAAGATTTCAGTGATTTCTGGCTTCGGCATGTACGCCGGCCGAGCATCCGTCCACATACGATTCTTCAGCATGCGGTAGTTCTTATTCCACTGAGAGACTAGTGGGCGACGCTTATCCCTGGCCCGCATAAACAGTTCACGGATTTGGGAAGAAAGAAACACGTCCTCGTGGAGCGCACGACGATCATTGGTTTCCGTACCGTTGGATTCGTATTTCGCGGGGCCAGATGTGGTTACCGGGTTAACACTCATCGAAGGTGCATCTTCAACGACGGCCATGCTTCCGTGCCCTTCTTTCAGCCCTGTTCATCTGCCGACGATAATGGTAACTGAATAGTCGTCGGTTAATTAGATCAAACACCTGTTGATGTTCCACTGGAAAGTAGTCGGTGGAAATCACCACGGCAAGGATACGGGCATTGTCGGGGTTGAAGGTTGGGTTCGTCAATGAGTGCGGAAACAGAAGAAGAGTAACGGGGGAGTCGATGATGTCTGGCGCCATAGGGATGGAGGGTACATTCCCGCATGAGGGGTGGATAGACGACAGCCGTGGTGCTCGGGGGCACCACGGCCTGTGCGGAAATTGGGGGGCAGGTTATAAGCCGGTGTAGCGAGTGCAGGTTAGGTGGTTAGGTTACCCCATGTTCTCTGGTCGAATCACATCCGGCACTCGCATACCTAGTTTCGTACGCCTATCATACGTTTCGCTCAATCCCTCATCCGTGACACCCAAAGCTTTCTTATCCGCCAGATCGATCGGAACGAAATTATGCTCAATCCCGGTTCGGATGGTAGCTGCCTCAGACTGTCGTTTAAATGCGTCTCTAAGCTGGCGTTCTCCCGTAACGTATTCTCCGGCACTTCGATTAAAGTGCTCAGGCACCATTGTTTTAACTGAGAAGTTAAATACTCGTGCTGTTTGCGCTCCGCACTTCGCACAGCTTCTCTTTTCAGACGCCCGGTTACTATAACCGAGAGAAGTGTAGGTGTCGATAGAGCAGACGACATCAAGCCTCCAATCACATTGTTTGCAGTGGAACTGGTAAACGGGCATGATTACCTTTCCCCCCCATCATCTTCATGCCATTCCATCCAGTCGGGATCAGCACGTTCAGGGGTTTGGAATCCGGCCAACGCATTGTTCGCCAGTTCTGCCATTGATTGTTTCGACTCCTGTACCATTGAACCGTAGGCGGGGACGGTAGCGGCTTCCGTGATGGTGGCGGTAAGGGCGATTGCGAGCGCCATAACGGTGTCGTCATGGCCGGCGTTCGTGCTTGGCCCCATCTCACCGCTCGTCATCGTCACGTAGTTCTTCATCTCATTAAACGTGTCGTTATCATGGATAACGATATCGCCATCTACAACCGCACGGAGAAGGTTCCCAATAGCCCAATGCTTACGTTTCTGAGTGGTTTGCCATCCATAGTTATCAGCAACTTTCCCCGGCGCTTTGTCTGCCCATTGGCCCTTGTAAATGTACGGATAGTCCATTTGTAGTAAAGCACCGATTGTGGCATATCCTGGCCCCTCAATCTCCGGCACGAGCATCGCCTGGTTGTAATACGACCCGATTTTCGCTAGTTCTTCTGCGAAGCTACTTGGATCAATCTTGATGCGTAGTACCGCAACCTGTTCCCATGATCGACGGTTGATAATTTGAGCACAGGCCGGATCGCCGTGAGTAGTACGAGTAGGGTCGCCTCCAACCATATAAATACCGTAAGAAGTATCATCGCTGGGATACTTGAAGATTTTAAAGTCACCTGATGGATCTTCTTGGAAACGTACCCTACCGGATGATTCACGGGTTAGTCTCCCCTTTGTGCCATGCTGAGGCTCGTACACTGTTCGCAGCTTCGGAAGTGGGAATACGTTTGTGCCAGTAGAGATAAAAGCTTCCTCGGGGGTCGTAGGGTATTCTTGGTGGAAAATCTCCACTGAGTTTTGACAATTGTTTTTGATGGCCCATCGCCGCCACGCCAATCTATCATTTCCAATGCCCATAGCTCGAAGGTTACGTTCCTCGGCAATAGCTTCAGGGTCCGTAATAACGGGCAGTGGATCATAAGGGATTCCGATAGATATAGCTGTGTATTCAGGATGTCGGTGCCAGGGAAAAAACAAAGGGACAAACTCGCTGTCGCCAGATTCAGCCTCTTCCCATGTGGATGCAAAGTAATCTCCGATCCCGTTAGCGGTCGATTCCACGAATATGAAGCTGTTGGGTGTGTTCGGGATGGATTGCCGTAGCCCGGTCATCAATGCACCAGGGTCATCCCAAAACGCCACCTCTGAAGCGTGGAGGACCTGAATCGTCCGTGACCGACCACTACGAACGTTTTTCGCTGTTGTAATCTGAATCCCGCTATTCGTCTCTTTCCACGCCAAACGTTTCTGGCTGGCGAAACGTGGGGTGTAGAGGGAGTTTAACGAGAACGTATTCCAGTAATTGGAAGTCATGGACAGCAAATGTTCGGCTGAGTCCAGTTCGTGGGACACGATCATGCATTTCAGATTGTCAATCATCATGGCGAGAATGAAGATAATGGCCTCAACAACGGTCGAAACACCGATCTGTCGGGCTTTCAGAACAATAACCCTGGTCGGTTTCCCAGCCCGCATTGCATCCTCAACAGCCCGAATAACCTCTATTTGGGCGTAATTCATCACGTCGCCAAATCTGACGACTGTGCCATCCTTCTGAATGATCTTCAGATCAGCAATTAGAGGGTAAAGATTCACTTTGGCCCCACACCAACGTACGTTATTGAATGGACACCCATGCGATGAAGTAAATGGCCGTCGTTTTCGTCTACCTCATCCTCGGCGTAATGCTCATGGTAGCCGTGATGAGTCCGTCCACCGTCATGCGTGTGGAGCTTCTGCCCAAACATACTAAATGGAGCCATTATCCACCTCGGGTGTGTCTTTCACCGCGCCACCAGAGGTATCAACCTCCCCCACCATCCCATCTCTATCCATGAACGCTTGCCGCAGATCAGCCAGCGACCGTTTCACGGCTTCCATTTCCTCGTCCTGGGCTTTGACGTTCATTTCTTTCGCTAGAATCGTCATAAACTTGGAGATGATGCTGGCTTTCAGTCTTGGATCGCCGTGCTGGATAAGATATTCGGCTTCGGAGAGGGCGAGGTTAGCGAGCCGGACAACGCGATCTCTAATCGCTGGGTCCAGTTCGGCTGCATGGGCAACAAATCCAGCTACTCCATCAATGTCGTTGGCGCTCAATAGGTCCCCCGCTCAACCCATCGGCCTAGGGCGTCAGCGGAATCCTCGGCATCCACATCTACCACCTCTGACCCAACATCCAACGCATTCCCTGCAACGTCGAACCGTTTCGGCCTATACACGCCGATCATAAACACCACACCACGTAGGTCCGTTACCGGCATTGCGAGGTATTTATCCTCAAATGGTACACCGATTGTGATGAGCATATCGCCGTGTCCGACGGATATTCTGGATTGACGGATATAACCTCGGAATTGGGCTGTTAGCTCATATTCGGGGTTATCTTCCTCAGGGAGAGTATCGAGCCCTTCAGCATTGATAATCGGCGTGGCGTAATGGATTTCGTCTCGATCATCCACCCTGTACACCACCTTCCGAATCTTCCAAATCGTCGAACATTGTTTGACACACCATACAGATGGGCAAATGAACAAGGTCATGTTCACTTGGTCTGATCGACCACACGTTTCTTCCATCACACAACACGCCACGTTTACCTCGACCGGCGGCGTCTAGCACCTGTCGGCTGATGTGTATTTCCCTAGTAGAACTCAGGTAGAAGAACTCGTTCTCGTCGGCCATCAGAACCGTTCCCCTGTTGTGTCGGGAAACGAAACCCCAGGTATCACAACATCCATTTCGTTTATCATTGCTGTCCCACGGTTTTCCCGATCGAAGAATATCGAATCACCTACTCCGGGGTCGTTATCATCTACATCATCGTCCCATGTGGTCCAGTCGGGGGCGTTTAGGTCGGACAACGGGGTGGTTGTGGGTTGTTGCACGCTTACGTCTGGTTCCCCAAGGAACGCTCGGATCGTTTTCTGCATCGTGCTAACCATCGCTGATTCGATAGTGCCAGCGATAGCCCCAATTATCTCGCTATTCAGCCCAACATCCCGTTCCCTGGTTACCCTCATCTCTTCAAACACCATTTCTATCAACACCTTCGCCCCTACAACAACGCTTGCCACAACAACAACAAGTAGTATCGTGTAGGCCATCGCTTCGATCATGTTGGAAACGGTACCGGAGGGGGGTTTCGGGTGTCAACACTTCAAATGGGAACATTTCGGCAACGTCCGGTGGGGTGGGATGAAGGTATATGGAATAATTTCGATGGTGGTATTGAGCCCGTTTGATACTCCCACCAGCCTAAACACCCAATAACCCAACGTGTTACCCACCGATGGATACCAAGCCACACAAACCGCAATCCAAATAGTAAGGTTGGATGAAAATTGGAT